CCTTGATGTTGACGATCGCCATGGGTCACAGCCCGACGTAGGCGTTGTCGATCTGCGCGAGCGTGGTGATCGTGTTCCCGGTAATGGCCGCCGCAGTCTGCTGGAACACGAGATAGCAGTCGTTGGTGTGCTTCGACACCTGATCCCACATCGACACCATCGTCGGCGCGTCGACCGCATAGAAGTTGCCGTCAGAGCCATACCACTGCGTGTGGAAGTTGGTATCCAGCTCGGCCTGCCGGCGTTGATCCGAGATGTATTGGCGCGAGAGATCGTCCGTCTTGACCGGCACGCCTGCCGCCGTCATGCCGCCAGCGACCTCGCGCGTGCGCCTGTCGGTGTTGTACTGCTGAAGCTGCTGCTTGGTGTAGGCGTTCAAGCCCGGCTGCGACACCGTCTTGGCCACCGCATCGTAGAGCCACCACGGCTGCCAGTCCTGCACGTAGTCCCAGATCTCGTCCTCGCCCTGAAGCGTGCTCGCGACGTTGCCCGTCAGGTTGCGCCAGTCGAGATAGCCTTGATCGCTCGGGTCCACGTAGATGTTGCGCTTGCTCGAATACACGGGGGTGTCGCTCGTGGCCGCGCCCACAGCCCAGTACCAGTCGCGTGAATTGAAGATCGCCGGCATGTCGCCCTCCTATGCGTATTGGCCGCCGCGCGCCGTAGAGCCAGCAACGCTGCCGGGAAAGAAGTTGACGCCCGCGCCTTGGGTGTTGATGACGCCGTTCACGTCGGCGTTGTATTTCTGGCCGGTGACGTAGCCGGGATTGACGAAGGTCGGCTGATAGGGCGCAGCGCCGACCGAGATCGAGCCGTTCGACGACGCCGCTGCGACCATGGCCGACACGTTGAACGGCCCCTGGAACGTGAAGACGTTGTTGTTCCGAAGGCTCAAGAAGCTGTTGTAGAACGCCGAGAAGATGATCATGCACGACCCGCCGTTCTTGAAGGTGTGCGTGCCGGCGTAGACGTAGCCGGTGTAAGCGCTCCACACGTAGCCGTACACGAAGTCGCTAATGGTATTGTACGTGAACAGCGAAGCGCCGCCCGAGGACGAGAAGCAGCAGGGCGGACCGGTGCCGGTGCCGGTCGAGACGGAGAGGTCTTGGACCGTCATCTGATTGGCGGCGTCGACCGAGAAGGTGTGCGTGTTGTTGGCTCCGGTGACGAAGGTCGCGGAGATGCCGGCTCCCTTGATGATCAAGCTCGGACCGAGCGTGTTCGGCGTGTTGATCGCTTCCGGATAGGTGCCGGCCGCGACGTTGATCGTCATCGTGTAGACCGATGGACCGTATTTGAAGGTCTCGTTGACGGCTCGCTGGATCGTCTTGAACGGTCCGTGCGGACCGGTGATTATCCCCGACGTTCCGTCGTAGAGCGTGTCCGAGCCGGTCGCGGTGTTCACGTAGAGGTTCGAGTTGGCGACGAGGACCGGCGAGCCGGGAACAGCATCGTAGGTCGCGCCGTACAGCTCGAAATTGTTGTTCAGCCCGTTGTAGACCAAGAGCGTCATGAAGCCGCCCTTGATGTCGCCGGCCTGCAGCACGCCGCCGCCGCGCCTCACGATGTTGCGGCCGCCGATGGCGTTGACCGCGAGCGTCGCAGGCCCGGTGTTGTTCTGCGCGGCGCGCACCCAGACCGCCATGCCCTCGACCAGCGCCAGCAGCGGCGGGGTCAATGCGATCGAGAGGAGGTTCGCGGGACCTGAATCGACGGCGAAGATCATCTTGCCGGATTGGATTCCCTTGGCGAGCTGCGCGAGGTCCGCATTGTCAGGCGTCAGCCCGGCGCTCTGAATGACCTTGACGATCTCACGCTGCGGATACTCGATCGAAGCGGCTGGCGGGATCGAGCCCTGGATGCCGGCAGACGGATCGCCGTTCACGTAGGCGGCGTTCGGGTCGCTGACGCCGTAGGGCTGGTTGTACTTCACGAGCTGCCTCCTATGGGGTCCCGGCCATCGAGCCGCCTGACGACATGCCGCTGTAATCGAAGATCAGATGCGTATGGCCCGGCTTCCAGCGCTGAAGGATGCATTCGAGATCCTCCGCTGTGCCGATGAGCAGATGCGGATCGACACCGACGCGCCCATGCGTGACGCGAAACCACGTCAGGCGCGCATTGGCCACGTGAACCGTCCAGTAATAGCGGTTGGTGTCGGGGCCGAGCCCGTAGTTCGGCCATGCGCTCAGCTCGCCATTGGCCACCGGCACGCCGAGCGGATTCAGGATCGGCCGATACCACTGATCGAGCATGGGGTTGGAGCCGTCGCCGTAGACGCGGTTGTCGCCGCAGGCGTCGATGCCCACCATGAAGGGGCGAAATTCAGTGATGGTGATCGAGTAGCCGATATAGGCGGCGACGCCGATGAAGAAGGCTCGCGATTGAGCGCCCTCGATCGTCATGCGCTGGACCAGCGCGCGCTGTCGCTCCGCGACCGAGAGCGGCGCCTGATAGCAAGGATCGGGCAAGCCCCAGTTGCGCTCCCAGTCCGGCAGAAGCTCGACCGTGATGCGCGGATCGCTCTCCTGTTCGAGCAGATCGGAAGCGCGGCCTTCGAGATCGCCCCAGATGCGGGTCAGCCCCTTCACCACCTGCATCAGCGTGCTCTCTTCGTCGCGCGGCCATGCTTGGCCCTGCGGCAGAAGGTTGGCGAGCGCGACGGCGTAATCGTCGCCGTCACGCGTCACATGCACGTCGTAGGTGGCGATATCGGTCACGAGACGTCACCCGCGTACAGCACCGTCCCGAGCACCGGCATATAGCCAGGAGCCGGCATCGCAGTCGTCTCGAAGGTCAGCTCGTGCGAGAATTCGCCGACCGCTTGCGAGATCGCCTCGTCGACCCAGCTTCGATACATCGTCTGGCCGGGCGCGGAGCGCTTGAACTCCATGTCGGCGATCGCCGCCTCGATATTGCCGCGCACCGTCTCGTCATCGCGTTCGAGGTTGGCGATCTCGATGTCATAGAATTGCAGGATCGGCGCCAGCACCCAGCAGTCCTTCACGGTCACCGGGCGCATCGTGTCGATGTAGGCGGTGACAGCCTGAAGGTCCTGCGGCTGCGGCAAGCCGTAATTGTCGGGATACAGGTCATCCATGAGAAAGCGGATGGTGATCGTGCCGATGCCCTGCTCGGTCGCCGCCCAGGCGCGCGTCACGCCCGGCACTGCCATCGTCCAGCGCACATAGTCGGCGAGCGAGCCGCCCATCGGCGGATTCTGGATGCGGAACAGGATGCGCTCTCGTAGCTGCTCGTCCGTCTCCTGATCCACGCCGCCCGTCATGTCGCCGAGCAGGGTCGCGCCCGTGATGCCGGGGATGCCGCTCACCGACATGCGCGTGCCGTCAGCCAGATTGCCGGCCGAGCCGCCCACCGCGCACTGCGCATCAGCCGTCGCCAGCCCGTCGCCGCCCGTCGTGCCGGGCGTGGTCGTCTCGTAGGCGAGGCCGTTGCTGCCGGCCAGCTCGGTCCCAGCCGGGATGGTGACGCCCGGCTGGCCTTCGAATTGCACCACGCCCTTCGCGTAAGTGGGGCCTTTGCGCCCTTTCGAGCCGTCGGAATTGGTGAGCCAGATTACGCCATGCCGATCCAGCCACTCGTGCTCGGCGGTGTCGGGAAGGAGCTGCTTCGCCAGCCAGTCGAGATAGAGCAGCGTCAGGTGGGTCAGCCCGGCTTGGCTGTCGCTCATGATGCGCAGCGCGGAATTCGGCACCATCGCCTGCGCGCCGAGCTGGCTCAGCACATAGTCGCGCGTCAGCTTGCGCGTGTCCCGCAGCGTCGGGGTCTGCCACGGCATGTCAGCTCTCCGTCATGTATTCGAGCCGGGGCAATTGGTCCCACAGCTCTGAATAGCGCAGCGAGATCGCAGGCTCGGGCCCGCGATAGATCGTGACCCCGACGTCGATGCGCGACGTGGGTATCTGACGCGGCGTGACGTCGATGCGGGACGCGATCCTTTGCTGCACGAACGGCATCATCGCGTCGCGCGTCCAACCATCGACCCGATTCAAGGTCGAGCCCTGCCGCGCCTCAGAGCCGGTCAGCTTGGCTCTCGACAAGAGCCACAAGAGACAGCCGACCGGCCAGCCGCCCCAGATCAGCTCCGCGTCCATGTCGCCCCACCACCCCCTGCGGTCGGTCGCGTCAGGATCGGGCAGCTCCTCGGTATCGGGCGCGCGAGCGTCTGTGCCGAGCGCGACGATGACAGCCGATTGCAGGTCGTAGCCGTCGGCCAGCAGGTTCTGGCCCGTCATCAGCCAGTCGAGCGTCACCGCCTCGGCGGGAAAGTCGGCCTGCTGAAGATAGCGAATGTCCATC